TCTCAAAACCTTTTGCTGCATCATCACCAAACAAGGCAAGTGATCCAGTGTCTTTTTTCATTACTTCATTACTCATTATTGTTTCTCCATTATTTCCGAGTTATTTTAGTTTTGTCTTTAATCCAAGTATTAAAAACATCAGAAGGCATATCGAGCCCGGACTCGATACGCTCTCTGAATAGGGCAGTTAAAGTCATCCAAGCCACATCAGATTTCTGTTGTGGTTCAAATCCATTCTCTGCCGCAAGGTCCAGCAATTGCTTCGCCTTGTCATCTTCTCCTTTACCAAAAGTTACAAAGATATTGTTTTTAATAATATCCCCTAACTTCTCGTTCCGAAGCCATTCATAGGCCTGTTCTCTCTTCACTTCATCTTTTGGAAGAGTACACCTAAATTCTTTTTTAACAGATACTTTAGATCCATCAGCTAGTTTTATTTCTGATAGTCCTTGTTCTGCAAGTAATTCTGGTATCACACGAGAACTGATGTCATCAGCCTCTGCTTTTTTATCTTTAAGTTGTTGCTCTAAATTAGCAATTTCATCTTCTTTTTGTTTTAACTTTATACATTGATCAGCAACAGTTGTTACCTCAACATTATCTAGAAGATCTTTTGAATCTTCTAACATCATATCTCTTACTTCTTCACTCATATTATCCTTTCTGATATCCGTCCACTTCTAATGGATAGTATCTATATTCACGTTTGTCCCACTTTAACATATTAAACTGTCCGTTTGTAGTTTCACCTACTAGCCAAGTTGAGATACCTATTATTACAGGATCTCCTACAGCAAGTAAATAATCTTCTTTACGAAAGTCTTGTAAATTTTTTCTCATCTTTTGCACATAAGGTGCAGTAGAAAATATTGCCTGATCTCTATTAGGCAAACATATTACAAGGTATCCATAATCGGATGCACTTAATATATTTATATTAGGTGGTGGTTGTTGAATTACATAAACAAATTTTTCTTTTGGAAAAGCTTTATTAAACTGTAAAAAACTTTGCAA